ACCAATAGGTTATCAAACTCCTTTAAATGCTTGGAAAACAGATGCAGATGCATTTGAAGTAGCAGCAAAAGAATATATGTATTTGTTAAACTTTGCTATGTTTGATTATACTGGGCTATGGGACGGCGACAGTCTTGATCCTGAATGGGCAGATGATGTACGTACACCAGCACAAATCCAAGCAACACTTCCAATAAGTTATGCGTTCTTTAATACATACATTGCTCCAGTTATTAGTAAGCCCTCGTTGGCAACTATTAATAGTATATTTGGCGACGGCAACACTCCAGCACAAGACGATCCGGCACTAGCAGGTGCATCAGGATATGTAGTTGATACAGTAGTAGGCGGAACCCCAGCAGTAGCAGGAACATCAATTAATCCGACAGTTACTATTAGAAAATCAACAAGTGACGGTAGCTTCCTACCAACTGGTGCAGGTTTTGATAGTTTAATTGAAGGCGGAAACTTACAGTACGGTACAGCAACAGGTCTTGCTTCAGATGATATAATTATTGACGGCGACGGCTTTGTTACTCCTACAACATCAAAAGGGCCGGAAGAATTAGTTCCGGGACAACTACACGATGCCTTAGACTTAAAGGTATATGACAGAGTTGCTGATGGCGGAAGTGCAATATCAAATAGAAACTATGTTGCTACTGCATCACAAACGGATTTTGCATTAGATATTCTTCCACATAACATTTATTCAGTGTTAGTTAAAGTTAACGGAGTGTTGTTAACTGAAAATGATTATGAAATTAACTATGTTACAAAAATTATTTCTTTAAATGATAGCCTTAACCAAGGAGACAGAGTAAATGTTATATCAATGGCCGGCAACGGTGAAAGAATAGTTGACATTGATTACTTTACTGGAGACGGTTCAACTAGAATATTTGTTACAAACGTTGTATACGTTGAAGGATTGCAGTCTTATATTACAGTAGACGGAGTAACTTCTCAAGTAGCAATATTTGAAACTGATGATACTTACGGCGATGTAGCAGGGTTAGTTGGACTTGACTTTGTTGTAGCGCCTAACGAAGATGCACACGTATACTATGCACTATATAATACAAATGAAGAAACTACACAGCGTTATAGCGAAGTTACTGTTAACAGATTCATAGGTGACGGAAGCACTGTAGGATATCAACTAGATCCTGCACCGTTTACAAAGTTACCACTAAGTCATAATATTATTGTTAAGGTTGATAATACAGTATTATACCCTGGGTATATACAACATTGGTATGTAGCTCCTACAAGAGAATATCCATTAGATCAATCTCAGCACACTGCAAGTAGTTTAAGTCCTGATGAAGTAGATGTTTACATCAATGGCGAAAAGTTAACGCTGCTTATTGATTATAACTGGGATTTTGCAAATAGTCAAGTAGTGCTATTTGACAATGTTGGTAACACAGGAGACGATCTCGAAGTAGTTGTACCAAAAGATAGAGAATACCAATTCTCACAAAATACTAGAATAAGTCTTGCTTCGGTAACAGGTACTTTTGAAGTAGGTGAAACAGTAAATATCGGAACTGGAGATAGTACAGTTTATACTGCAATAGTAAAATCTTATACAAGTGGTAATTTAGTTGTTATAGGAGAAATTACTGGATTACTTGAAGCAGTAGACAGTGACGATACACTTCCAGTTACTGGTGAAACAAGTGCAGCAACTTCGACAACTATTTTAGGAGTTACTTTAATTGAAGCAGGCGATAGCTTAATATTAGCTACAGCACCAAATATAGATTCGACTGTTGACGTTTACAAATTTAGTAGACACGAAATCCAAGATATACAAATGGAAACAAGAACTAATGTTGTACGAAGTACGCTAACTGTTGGGTCAGACGAGTTTTATGATGCACATAGATTTGGTCGAGGCTTAGTTAAACTTAGAGTTCCTGCATTAGATACAGCATATGTTTGGGTAGTACTAAACGGTGAATTATTAACGCCAAATATTGATTATAAGTTAGTAAAACTTGATACATACATACATATTGCACGTCAATTAACAACAAATGATGTTGTACAAATTATTCATTTTGCTGCACCAATAGCAAATGAAAAGTTTGGGTTTAGGATGTTTAAAGATATGTTAAACAGAACTCATTATAAGAGACTTAACAAAGATAATGTGTTTACTCTTGCAGAACCATTAAGTATTGCAGACACAACTATTACATTATCTGATGCAACAGGAATTTCTCAACCAAGTACACAACTTAATATTCCAGGTGTGCTGTTTATGGAAGGTGAACGAATTGAATACTTTAAAGTAGTTGGTAACAAACTTTCCCAATTACATAGAGGAACACTAGGAACAGGGCCAAAAGATACATACAAAGTTGGTACTGAATGTATGGATCAAAGTGAGAAAGAATCTATACCTTATACTGATCAAATGGTTTCAATTATTGCTTTAGAAGACGAATCAACACAAATTGTGCTTGATTGGGTTCCTACTAAAGGTGTAAATGAATTTGAAATCTTTGTTGGAGGTAGACGTTTACGTAAGAATTCAATACCTGCGTATCAATTCCAACAGCAAGATGAAGCCGGAAACTTAACTACCGGATTAATTGATCAAAATAGTCCGTTAGGAGATATAGTATTAGAACCAGAATTTACACTAACAATTGAAGATAACACTGCTATTGTTAGTCTTGTAGACGCCCCGGTAGATAATAGTCGAGTACTAGTAGTAAGAAAAGTAGGAAAAACTTGGCAAAAACCAGGAGAACAACTAAGATATGCAGATAATTCAATTGCGAACTTCATCCGCGGAGCAACAACTGACTTACCTAAATAAATACAATAGCAGGAAGATAAAATGACAGATACATTTAAAGACTTAAACGGCGTATTACTAGCAGGACACATCAAGATTACTGATCCTGAAAGTGGCGAAGTTTTAATAGATAAACGAAACGCTATTCATTATGAAAATATGAGTATAGCACTTGCCGAATCTTTGGCGAATGCAGGACAAGGTCCAATATATAAAATGGCTTTTGGAAATGGCGGAACAAGCGTCGACCCAACAGGCATCATTACATACCTAACGCCAAACAGTACAGGTACTAATGCTAGTTTATATAATCAAACATTTAATAAAGTTGTTGATGATCAGGCAAGTAATAATACGGATCCTGTTAGAAACAAAATTGAAACTAGGCACGTAAGTGGTACTAACTATACAGATATTCTTGTTAGTTGTTTGCTTGATTATGGTGAGCCAAGTGGACAAGATGCGTTTGATACAACAACTAATACTGAGAACTTATATGTTTTTGATGAATTAGGATTAATAAGTGCAGGAGCAAATGGTACAGATGGGCGTTTATTAACGCACGTTATTTTCCATCCAGTTCAAAAGTCACTTAATAGACTTATCCAAATTGATTACACCGTAAGAGTGCAAAGTTTAACCGGTTTTAATGAGGTGTAATTGATGGCATATACTATTCGATATTCAGATTTTGTAAACAAGGGCAGTGTTATTATTGAAGATAATACTATTAACCAAGATACGTCCTTAGATTTGCCTGGCAGAAATACTACAGCATACGGTGCTAGTATTTCTAGTAACTTTTTGCACCTATTAGAAAATTTTGCTAATAGTTCGCAACCAGTAAATCCATTAGAAGGGCAATTATGGTATGATAACAGTCCCGGAGTTGATCAACTTAAACTATGGGATGGTACTTCGTGGAATGCCGCAGGCGGATTAAAGAAATCAAATCTTGCTCCAGAAGCAGTAAACAGTATTATCGGCGATCTTTGGGTTGATACAGATAACTCTCAACTTTACTTATTTGCTGGTTCAGGATGGGTGTTAGTAGGTCCTGATTTTGCAGAAGGATTAGCAACAGGCACTAGACCTAGTAAAGTTGTTGCAATTGATAACAACGAATATGATGTTGTATTTGTTGAAGTAACTGGTAAAGTACTTGCTGTAATAGCAACCGAAGCGTTTACACCTAAATCGTCAATTGAGGGATTTCCAACTGGAATTAAACCAGGAGTAAATTTATCTTCTATTAACATTGCAGGAGACGGAGTACCCCAATTTAATGGAATATCTGAAAAAGCTCTTAATATGGTTATTCCAGGTATCTCAGCATCAAATGATGTACTAATTACAGCAGCAAATGTAATGCGTAAAGACGCAGAAAATATTACCAATTGGCCAATAAGAGTTAAAAATGTTGGTGGTATATCTGCTGGTATTAGTAATGAATTAAAATTATATGTTGACGGATTTGCTGGCGTACTACAACACGATATTAGTGGATCTAATTTACAAATTAGAATGAATAACGCTGGAACTACAACAACTGTAATGACAGTTGACAGTACTAGCAAGGTAGGTATTAACAATCCAAGTCCGCAATATGAATTAGATGTTACTGGTACAATACAAACAAACGAACAAATTAGGGTTACTAGCTTAACTGATAGTAGTGGCGTAAGTAGCGGAAGTATTATAACAAGTGGCGGCGCAGGTATTGCTAAGAACTTGTATGTTGGCGGTACCGCAGACATTGATGGCCCAATAGTAGTAGGAAAACCAAATTTAATAAATCCAGATACAGGTTCAGTTAACCCTGTGCCAGCGGCAATATTGCCAGATTTAAATAATTTAAGAACAATAGGACAGCCTGACAAAACATTTAGTGCAGTTTATGCAACTGAATTTGTCGGAAGTGTAAGAGGTGATGTACAAGGATCAGTATCTGGCAGAGCTGGACAAGCTGATAAACTTTCATCAGCAACTGTTTTTCAAATGACTGGCGATGTTTCGGCTAATAACGTAACATTTGACGGGCAGCAAGGAACAGTAACATTTAATACTATAATTGATAGTGAATTTATTAACTCTGCTCCTTCTACTACAGGAGTAGGTGATGCTGCTGAGTTAGTTGAATCTGATGGCGCTGATTTATTCCTTGTAAGCAAACCTTCCGGATTGTTTCAAATGCCAAGAGACAGAGTATTAAGTGGTATTAAAGCAATTGTTCCAATTGGATCTATTATGCCATATGCTGGAATTATTAATGACGTTAATATTTCATTACCTCCAGGGTGGTTAGTATGCGATGGATCTAATTACTTAATTACTTCTTTTGGCACACTGTTTGAAAAAATAGCTTACAGTTTTAAACCAAAGGGTGATGTTGATAGTGAACAAGGTGTAGCAGATCAATATTTTGCTGTTCCTGATATGCGAGGAAGATTTCCACTAGGTAATGATAGTATGGGGAGGAGAGGGTCAGCTAATACTGTAGTAAGTGATGCTGCTGATCAACACGGTGGTAAAAGTGGTGTAGAACGAGTGACACTTGCTATTACTAACCTACCAGAACACGAACACGATATGATTAACGACAGAGCAGGAGCAGAAGCAGCAGGTTCGCAGTTTTATGCAATGAGTCCTGATGCAAACGTACAAAATGTTGCAGCTGATCATACTACAGTAGATAATGATTTAGTTGGTACAGCATCGGGTGCTTTATATGCAGGAACAGGTGGCATACTTTCTCAAAGTACTGTCGGACAACCGTTTGATATTTTAAATCCGTTTGTAACACTTAACTACCTAATATACGCAGGAGAAGACAATTAATGGCTTACAAACTTAATAAAACTGATGGAACGCTACTAACTGAATTAGTAGACGGCCAAATAGATACTACATCCTCTGACTTAACACTTATAGGAAGAAACTATGTAGGATTTGGTGAAGCTTTTAATGAAAACTTAATTAAGCTTCTTGAAAACTTTGCTAGTTCCGGAGCTCCGTCAACTCCAATTAAAGGGCAAATCTGGTACGATACTTCAGAAGCAAGATTAAAGGTATACGATGGTACAGGATTTAAATCAAATGGTCCAATTGTACAGAATACGCAACCACAAATGGTTGCTGGTGATATTTGGATTAATAATTCAACTAATAAATTATACTTCTTTGATGGATCCGATCTTGTATTAGTAGGCCCTGTTTATGAAAATGCTCAAGGTCTAAGTGGATGGGAAGTAGATACAGTACGTGATAGGTCAGCAGTTGACCATACACTACTAAAAATGTATGTTGGCGGAATACTAGTAGCTTATGTTAGTAATGACATTTACACTCCTACACTAGAAGAACAATCAAAATTAGGAATAACAACAAGTATTAGAAAAGGTATTAGTTTTGTTGACGAAGATAACTTTAGAATTTACGGTGTTGCTGATGCAGCCAATTCTCTAATTACTGACCAAATAGATGCTGATACTGGATTAAGAATTAGAAAAACAGCAGGACAATTTTTACCATCTGGTGCAAACGGAACTACTACTGGTTCATTGTTTATTCAAAACCAAACTGGATTAACTGTAGGTAGCAGTGGACAAACTAGATTATTTGTTACAGCAGAAGGAACAGTTCTTCAAAATAACGCAATCAACGATACGTTTAGATATAGACTATTAGGCGACACTGACTATGACGGAATGGTTATTAATCCGTCTAATAGAGGCTTTGGTATTAATCTTGATGCAGGTACTTTACCAGCAGCAAACTTAGAAGTAAACGGCGACACTATTATCAGAGGCGATTTAACAGTACAAGGTAGCAGTGTTACAATTGAAACAACTACTCTTACTGTAGACGATTATAACATTGAAATTGGAGCAGCAGATACTGTTATCACCTTAGATGCAGCATTAGGTTCATCAGTTGCTTCTCAACTAGCAGTAAACGAAATTATTACACAGCAAACAACTAATGCTAGTGGCTTTTATAAGAGTATATCAACAGACAGAACACAATTAACTTTAGAACCTAGAAATGGTACATTTACTGCAAGCACTAATACACTCACTGGAGGCGCAGTAGGAACATTATTTCAAGAAGACCTAGTAGCAGAAGTAAACATTGGTAGTGTTGCACAGAGAACAAATTCAACTGCTAACGGTGGAGGAGTAATTTTAAAAGGTCCACCGGATATTGCAAATGCAAATGACAAACATATTTTGTGGATTAATGACATTGTTAATGGATCTAACTGGGAATTTAGTGACAGTATAAATCTTGTAAATGGCAAAGCATTTAAAATTGACGATGTTACAATGATACAAGAAAATGTCGGAAACACATTTCACGAATTAGGGTCGGCAATTGAACAAGCCTCTGGTTTAAGAGATGTAGGCATTATGGATCGTTTACGAGTCCATAGTAGTATGCTACTTGACGAACTTGGCGGTGTACCGACTATTGCAACATCTGTAGCCCTTACAATTGATAGTGCTGGTACTATTACATTTAAAAATAGTGCTAGTAATGTACTACTTACTGGAGCAGCAACTACACAATATTATACTGGTAATACAGCCGACGTTGCTAACAAAGACTACGTTGACACACGTATGGAAAGCAAGACTATTTCACTACAGTTAGACGTAACTGATATGCCGCAAGTTGGCTTTGCAACACTAGGCGCACAAATTATTGACACAATAACTTTTTTACATCCACCATACGAATTACGACTAGGCACTTATGCAAGAGTGCTTACTACTTCACTAAGAGGAGCAGTATCAGGAATTAACGTACAAGATGCAATTCAAGTATCGAGTATAGGTGTTGACTTTAGTGATATTAACGCTGTAGATCCTTACGGAGTAGTGCCAAGTTCAAACGGTAGTAATAACCAACAGCTAGTTGACTCTATTGGTTTTACATCAGCAGTAGACGGTAATGTTACTATTAAAGCCGACGATGGCGCTACGCCAACACCAGCTTCTACTAGAGTAAAACGTTATTACAAAGTAATTGATGTTGCAGGAACAAACACCTGGGCAGCATCTGCTACTGGACCATACGGTGAAGCTCCAGGTGATAGTATTCCGCCTGCAGGTTGGACACCATAAATAAACTGAGGCGAATGCGATAAATACTATATCGTAATAGGGGACATTAACGAATGGCTTACACAATATTTAATACTCGCAATAATGAACTTGCAGTAGTCGAAGATGGTACAATTGATAATACCACAGACCTAAAATTAATAGGTAAAAACTATGCTGGTTATGGCGAAATACAAAATGAAAATTTTGTTTATCTTTTAGAAAACTTTGCTGGAGCAAATCAACCTCCTAGGCCAATTGCTGGTCAGTTATGGTTTGATTCAACTGACAAAAAAATAAAAGCATATGATGGCAATACTGAAAGCGTTTTTGTTCCCCTTGGAAACGTTCATATTGGAGCAAAACCAACTGGCGCAGCAATTACAGCAGCAAATGTTAACAAAGGTGACTTATGGTGGGACGATGCTACAAGTCAACTTTATGCACATAACGGAGCACTAGTAGGTGATCCATTTGTATTAGTTGGTCCTAAAACTTCAGGAGCAATTAAAACAGAAGTTGAAGACGTAGTTGTATTTGATAGTTTATATGCAGGACAAGCAGACCCGTCACCCTACCAACATAAAATTCTTAAAACTTGGATTAATAATGTTGTAGTAATGATTACTAGTAATGACGAATTTACTCTTGATGATTCAAATACTATAAGTGGGTTTGACAGAATTAAAAAGGGTATTACATTAGTTAATACTGAAAATGCAAATGACGGTGTTACTACAGGAAATTATAGTTTCCACGGTAATTCTTCAAATGCATTACGCTTAGGTGGTACACTTGCAGCAGAATTTGTACAGCGTACAAATCCTGTGTTTACTACACAAGTAGATATTGACGACAACGACGGCTTACAAATTGGCCCAAACAATGAATTTTTATTAAAAGTTAGTTCAAATGATCCAACTATTGAATCAACTGTTAATGGCGCAGATATAAACTTAAAAGTAAAAGACAGTGGTGGCAGCACATTAACTCCAGCACAAATTACAGCAACAGGTATACTTCCTAGTGCAGACGCATCTAGTGGAATTTTCAACTTAGGTAGTTCAACTAAACGATGGAACGAAGTACACTCTATAAACTTTAGAGGTATTGCTGATAATGCAAATGCACTTTTAAGTAATGGTACATATAAAATTGCTGACAAAGCAAACACAGTAGATACCCTTGTAGCAAGAGATAGTGTAGGTGACATCTTTGGTACTAGTTTCCGCGGAACGCACTTATACAACAGCACAGACGCAGCAGCAGCCCTTACAGCGCGAGTTACTAAAGCTGATAGTGTACAAGTACACGGAACAACTACATATGTAAATGCTACTACAGCAAGCACAGCAGATAAACTAGCACTACGTGATAGCAGTGGTGATTTGTTTGCTAATCAATTTAACGGTTTAGCTACAAGAGCCGCAACAGTTCAAGTTTCAACTGGAGTAAACGCATACGAGTATAGAACAGCTAGTGTAGCAAACGGCGGCAATCCTGTTCCTAATAGTGTTGCAATTAGAGATGCTGACGGTAGTTTACACGCAGCTGAATTTATTGGTGCTGTAGACGGTGAAGCAGCCACAGCAGCTAAATGGGCTGCTCCAATAACATTAACTTTAGACGGCGATGTAAGCGGTAGTGCATCATTTGATGGATCTACTGGAGTTACTCTAAGTGTTACTGCAAGCAATAATAGTGTTGCTCTTGGAACTGATACAACAGGTAACTATGTACAAAGTATAGCAACAAAAGCAGGACAAAGCGATTACATAAACATTTTTGTTGACGGTGTACAAGATGGCGCCGGCGGCGAATCTAGAAGTGTGCAACTTGGCTTAGACGCTGACACTGCAAATTCTAATAACACTCTTGTTGCACGAGATGCAACTGGTGCTTTTTCAGCAGGTAATATTTCAGCAGGCACAGTAGACGGCTCAACAATTACAGCAAGTACTAAATTTGTTGGAGATATAAACGAAGCAAATACTACGAAAGATGGTTTCTTTGATAACTTAACTGTTGGCGGCACACTTGTTGCAGCTACACTTAATTTAGCAGGAGCATCGGGTACATTAGCAATAGCACAAGGTGGTACCGCAGGTACTACTGCGGCCGCAGCAAGAACTAATTTAGATGTTTATTCTAAGGCAGAAACATATACACAAAGCCAAATTGACAGTGCTATTTCGTCAGGCATCGGCGGCGTAAGTACTAGTTCAATATCTAATGGTACTAGTAATGTTTCAGTTGCAGCTGGCGCAAATATTACTTTCACACATAATAGTAGTTTAATAGGATCAGTTAAGTCTACTGGCATCGAACTTGAAACAGGTAAGAAGTTTATTGGTACTGCTACAGAAGCAGAATATGCTGACTTGGCAGAAAAATATTCAACAGCAGAAGAAATACCAGCAGGTACAGCAGTTGCAGTAGGCACTGATGCTACTGATGCAGAAGTTATTCCAGCAAGTGCAAGTAGTTTTTGTATAGGAGTTGTATCAACAGATCCAGCACTTATGATGAATAGTAAAGCTGAAGGACAATACATTGGTCTTAAAGGACGTTTACCAGTAAGAGTAAAAGGACCAGTTGAAAAAGGTCAAGCAGTATATGCAATGGCAGATGGAGTAAGTACAACTATTGCTACTACAGCATTGGTAGGTATTGCACTAGAAACTAATAGCGCAGAAGAAGAAAAATTAGTTGAATGTGTTCTTAAAGTATAATACGAAATACTAGATAATAAAAAAGGAGCGTTAATGCTCCTTTTTTTGTGACTAAAATTTATTTAATTATTAGTGTAAGTCTGCCCAGGCTGAACCTGTGTATACTTGTAATTTTGTCTCTGTAGTATTAAACACAACCATACCAGCTGCCGGTGTTAGTGCATTTCGAACACTAGTTGTCATATTAGCAAATTGTGCCGGCACACCAAATGTTGCTTTTGTTGTAGTTGCTTCAAAGTGCTTGTCATAATTTGCAGCATTTGCAACAGAAGCATCATCATCAGGGTCACCAGTAAATGTTTCTATAGCAAGTGAACCACTAAATTGGCCTGCAATAGTTTGGACACTTAGTTTTTCTGCAAATGTTGCTTGCTTTAGAAACGTTGTAGTTTCTTCAAAACCTACTCGATCACCAAATTGTAATTCGCCGCTGTTGGTATGAGTAATACGTTGTGTTTCTAATCGAATACCACTTATAGTTCCTGTATTATCTATTTTAGCAATATCACCACCTGGGTTACCAGTTGGGTTGATAAACAATGTATTGTTTATAATAACATCGGAACTAAAGTCCATTCTTGGGGTAACTATAATAGCACTTGAATCGCCGCTATCAATTAAGCTAGTAAATATATTACCTGTAAATGTACCTGTATGATCACCTGCAGCATTACCGGTTAAGTTGCCTGTAAATGCAGCAGTAACAGTTCCAGTAATATTTTCTCCTGGAATAGATCCTGCAACTGCGTCTACTAATACTGCTGAATCGTCGCCAAATACTGAACCCTTAACATCACCTGTATGATAACCTGCTGTATTACCTGTAACATTACCTGTAACAGCACCTGTAATTGTACCGGTTGCTGTTACATTAAGTACACTAAGTTCTGCATCTGCTGGACCTGTGTTTGGTGCTAGTACTGTGCCGCTACCTGAACCTTTAATTTGCCCAGTTACGTTACCAGTTACATCACCAGTGTGTACTCCTGCTGTATTACCAGTTAAGTTTCCGGTCAGTGTTTTGTTTATAGCATCAACAATTAATGTCGAATCGTCGCCAAATATTGAACCTGTAACATCACCATCTAAGCTACCTGTAACATTACCTATAACATTACCTGTATGTGTACCTGCGCTATCGCCAGTTATATCACCTAAAACATTACCTGTTACGTTACCTGCAAATGCTCCTGTGAATATATTATTACTAACATTTACCATCACAGATGAGTCATTAGCAACTACGTTTGCATTAACTGCAACAGCATCTACTTGTCCGTCAACAACTAAACCTGTAAAGTAACCGTTATTCCAACGTGCGGTTGGTGTACCGATGTTGTAAGTAGTATCTGCGTTCGGAGTTAATGAACTTGTTATTTGTGCTGCTAAGTTAACAGTGTCTGTATTGGCATCGTCACCAATGTTTACATTGCCAGTAGCATTAATAGTACCAGCAATATTAATATTACCTGTACCGATAATGTCTTTGCCGTTTAAGTCTAAATTTTGTTGTAGATCTAATGTTGAACTAACTGTGTCTGCGGTAATATAACTGCCAAGCACTGCTCCTGCATTGTCTGTTAGTTTTACGCCACCTGCTGTAGCGCCGTCTCCCACATACAGTGCATCGGTATCTGTTACATATACTAATTCGCCTTCTGCGAATACTACGCCTCCGCCTGCGGTACGTTCAGCATCTGTGCCACGTCTGATTTGTAATGCCATTCTAATTAACTCCTGGTAACATATTTATTTGTTATTAGTATTTATCCGATTGGAAGTAAAGCTATCTTCTTAATTTAAGGAATCGACTCGTACGTGCTTTGATATCACTTTTAACTTTTTGAGTGTTTAATCTAAAATCAATGTTTCGGATGTGATCTTTGTACTGTTCGAATAAATCTTCAAGAGATTTTTCTAATTCTTTTGGAGGAGTCTTGTCAGTATTTACGTCGATCTCCCAAAGTTTTCCATCAGCAAATTCGATGCGAATTGAATGGAGGTATTCAAGTGGCACAACATCAATGTTTATGTCCTTGAATACCTCCGGCCAGTGGCTAATTACTTCTTTGGGGAGCTTTTTAGGCGGTTTCTTTTGCATCAGATTTAGTCTTTTTCTTTGTAGGGACTAATTCTTCTGCCTGTTTTCTTAAAGACTGTGCTTCTTTAAATAAAGCATCTGCTTGCGAACGATACTGTGCTGCAAGATCTGCGTCAGTTAAAACACTGTCTTGAGATACAGGTGCTTCTGAAGTATATGTCTGTACAGGATCAACTCCGTGATCTGCATCTTTTGCTTCTACAGTCTTTCCGTCTTTGCCTTTAAGTGCAAGATCAGCAACAGTAACACCTTTTTGTTCAGCAATAACCTTATTGAGTTCTGCAAGATTAATTGAAGATTTTGTATCAGGCGTCATATCAATACTAGCAGTTGGTACTTTTACTAGTTTGCCGTATTTTTGCAAACCTGTAAGCATATTCAACCCATCTGGTAAAGTAGTTCTAAACATTGCTTCTGCAAATTCATCAGCATTTTGTCCTGCGTTTGATTCAACAGCAGTCATTAAAGAGTCGTGTGATGCAGCATCTAAACTTTCAGTTTTAATAATAAGACAGTTATCAGGTTCCCCTGGTACTACTCTATATGCTACAATAACCTTACGGTGAGTTTTTGCATCTCTACCTACGTGTTTTAATGCCATTTCTATTCTCCTTTAGGTTCTTCCTTGGGTTCCTGTGTTGCTTGAACTGCACCTAAGAAAGATTCCAATTTGTTATATGTTGTTCCTACTACAGCCATTTCGTTTGCTTTAAACGCACCGCGTTGTGATGCAACATCTATGATTTGTTTAATTGAAGTAAGATCTTGAACAGTAAGTTCCGCCGCAGGTGCTTCTGGTGCATCTGTTTGTGGTGCTACTGTTTCTTCGTTTTTGTTTTCATCAGCCATATTTTTTCTCCTTGTAAAGTATATATGCGTATTTAATGATTAATATTTTAAAAGTGGACAAGCTAACATAAAGTACGCTAATTCTTTACCGTCTTCAAAGCCTATCTTTATTGCACTTTCAATCTTGCTAGTTGAATTATTAATATCAACCGTTTTACCTAAAAAGTACCTACCTTTTAGATGTCCTTTTACCCACTTATTTAACGATTCTTCTATATTGTATGTGTAAGGAATGGATATGTATTCATAGTGAGGAACAAATACTTTGCTTCTCCTAATGTCAAAAAGATTAAGTGCATTTGGTTCTTTTAATTTATGCACTTGCTTCCTCGTAATGTACTGTTGTTCCAAATGGCGCTTGTAAATTTTTATCAGGATGTGAGTGAACTAAGAATACTGTATCGCAATAATCATCATCGCCCCAACTGCTCCACGGATATCCATCTGTAAACATAATGAATTTCTTCGGAACAATATCGTGTTCTTTCATATAAATCCAATTAGCATCAAAGTCAGTGCCACCACCGCCCATAACTTCGTACTCTGTTAAATCTTCACCGCCGTCTGCTGTAAATTCTTGTTCATTATATACCTTAGTATCAAAGCACCATAACTTAATATTGTAGGCGGCATACTGTTCCATAATACCTTTTACTTCACCTAAAAAGTCTTCAGCTTGTGCATTGCCAATTGAACCTGACATATCAATTCCGATTGCAATATCAATTGATTCATCAAAATTCTGTCCAGGCAAAATAGCGCCAGTAGTCCAACTTTTACGATTAGGGCGTTGGAATGTAAAGTCGTTGCGTATAGTACTCTGAATCTGTTGTTGAATAATTTCACGCCAATTCATCTTAGGTTCTGTAAGATGTTTAATCATACGTGTAACTTCGCCCGGAGTATTACCTGCTCCTGCACTTTGTGCCGCAGAAATCATTCCTTCTTTAATTTCATCTTTGATTTTTTTAAGTTCTTCTTTAGAATACTTTGGACGTTTTTTAGATACGTTATTGCCGTTTGAATCTGTTTCTTCTCCAGCATCACCGGAATCTGAATCTGCGCCTTCTGCATCTAAATGTTCATCTAGCATTTCACCAAGTTGTTCTAAAAACTCTTTACCGTTTTGTTCTGCTTGCTTGTATAAGTCGTCGTATACATCCTCTGAACTCCAGTTATCATATTTAAAGTCCTGGTAGCAATCAACAATACTTGGCATAACACCAATACGGTCACGTACTAGTAGATTATTTACAATATAGTCAGCGGCAATATTATACAGCATAGGGTCACGGTCGTTGCGTCTGCCTAAGTGATCAAATACACAATGTAAAATTTCGTGTGCAATAACAAACTCAATTTCTTTATTATTCATTGCATTAAAGAATTGAGTGTTATAATATAAGTTGCGACCGTCTACAGCGGCAGTTGGAAGCCAATCATCGGCAGCAACAACTCGCAAGCGTGTAGCCATATTACCAAAAAACGGATGACGGAGTAGTAAGCCTACTCGTGCAACAATAATTCGATCATACACTTCTACTCGCATTATTTCTAATGCTTCTGGAGTAATATCTGGATCAGCTTGCCAGCGTTTTGTACCTGCTACACTCATCTTATTGTCCCTTCTTTATTAACTTATACATATATTATAGCATCTTCAGCATATATGTCAACCACAAAGGCAGAACGAGCTCCAAAGAACTCGTCCTTATTATTAAGACTGTTGTGCAGCCTTAATGTACTTACCAAATCTTTCGTGGAATTCATCAAAACATTCTACTTCATCTGGATCAATTGGTAAAGCATACTGTGTAAGTGCAACCTTAACACCCATTACAACTAGCTCAGTTTCAAAGTTATCCATTGCAAAGCGTAGGAAGTTATTAACTTTGTCGTCAAACTTCTTATCGTTTGCATCAGCCGCTTCTTTAAGTTCGTAGCATAGTGACACAGTTAAAGAATACATAGCACTAATTTCTTTTGTCTTTAATTCTTTGACTTTGCCATTCAAAATGTCTGTTGGATTAGGCATTGTTGATGCTACTTTACGGTGAGCCATAAACTTAACAGCAAGACCTTCTCCTACAGCGCCTGAAACTAAATTAGTAGTAGTTTCAGCATCTACATCGTCTTCTAGCAATTCACTTACAAATGACCAACTACGTGGCGTAGCAAATGAACGTGACGGACTTTTAGGATCAAAGTCATATAAGTCTTTCTTACTAAACTGTAAGAAACCAACAACATCGTTGTGTATCTTGTGTTCGATAGCCCACTCAAACCAGTCATTAAATGATACTGCAAGTTCTAAGTGGATAAAACGGTTTGCTAACGGAGCAGGCATTCTGTAAGTAACACCTTTGTCAGCATCTCTATTACCAGCCGCAACAATCATTACATTGTCTGGTAGCTTATAAGTACCAACCTTACGATTCAAAATTAACTGGTATGCTGCCGCTTGTACACTAGGCGCCGCACTGTTCATTTCGTCTAAGAAAAGTACAATGTTGTCATACTGTGCCGCAAACTCTTCGCTCGGAAGTTCACTAGGTGCGCCCCACACCATAGTACCTGAGTTGCTGTCAAAGTATGGAATACCTTTAATGTCTGTAGGTTCCCAAAGCGACAAACGAATGTCAATAAGATGTGAATTGGAAAAGCCGTCAGTAATTTGTTCAACTACTTCTGATTTACCAATACCCGGAGGTCCCCATAAGAAGATCGGACGCTTCTTTTTCATAGCGTGTTTGATTGATTTCTTTGCGCCGTTTGGACTAACTGTACGTAGTGCTACGTTTTCCATAATGTATTCCCTCTTTGCTTTAGTGCATTATTTAAACTATACATATAGTATAGCATCAATACAGTAAATGTCAAGACTTTTTTATAGAATTATTCGTTATTTTGTCGTTTTAATGCCTTTGTCAGTCCGTATTTTCGCAAATCGCCACTAAACAAATGCAATTCCATTGCTTTCTTTTCGCTAGTAACGTGTATTGATTTATTTGTAAGATAATACGGACAATCAATAAACTTGTCTAAAAATATAATGACTTGCGTAGTTATTGGCATATCTTTTGGATATGGAACTTCGTATGTAGTAAGATCAATTTCTGTTAAGATATCAAACCCAAGATCAGTTAGTCGAAGCCCGCCTTGATTTCTAGTATTCTTCCACCATAAGGGCGAATATTCCTTAACTGTAATTTCGTTTGAAGTTTTACCTAATTGATTAAGAAAGATCTTAGTATAGGTTTCTTTCCAGTTCATTCCTCTACAACTACAATTCCGTCAGCTAACATATAAACTGAAAACTCGTCAGTATTAAACATTTCATTTAATTTTTTTGCTAGATTATGTGCGTGACCCGGATTTGAAAATGATACCTTTTTGTATTTTGGCCCTGGATAGTTAGTAATAGAATTACTACTTTTTAAGTTAAATGGTTTTCCATTATAGAAAACAGCCCAAATAGCATCAGCATCTAAGACTTGTTCTGCCCTGTATGTTTTTTTATCTATATATTCTAATAATACAGTAGGTTTAGGTCTGCTCATATGCGTATACTCCTTAAATTATATACGCATATATTTATCTCTTTTTTAAGTTATCTACGCAGTTTACTTCCAGTCTGTTCCACCGTCTAACTGTACTTCGATAACTTCTGATCCGCCCGAGTTCTCTTTAACGTATCGTTCAAGATCACCTTCAAGTCTAGCCATTGTAACGCCTAGTGTGTATGCTAAATTTTTAGCTTGTTGTAAAGTGAGTTTTACTTCTCTAGAGTTACTTGCATCAGCATTTTTAACTTGCATAATAAATTGCTGTATACTAGAAGTGTTTAGAGGTTCATTTTGCATTTGCGTTACTCAATGCTAGGCGCATTTCTAAATCAGATTTAAAAGGACCTTTTGTTTCATATCGTTCTACAGTAATTAGTTTAGGGCAAAAACTTTTAACCCAGCCTTTGTCAAACTTAATAATGTAGTAACCTGCACAATATAGGCTTTTACTTTTAGCACTTTTAGTAAACAATGGTAGTTTGCGTTGTACATCTAGCATAGTGTTATACGGCACTGTACTAGTTGGATAGTTGTGTACTTCTTTATCTGCTTCGATTGCATTACTAGTATCAGTAATATCGTTAATTAAAACATTTTTACCAAATGTATTTTTTAATGCTTTTTTACTATCAAAGTATGTTGTACCTCGAATGTCGCTAACCATAAATCTATCGTCGGCTGCTGATATAGTTCCGATTCTTACGCCTTCGTCTTCAATGATCCAAAATTTATCTTTTAAAATGGTCTTTGTTTTTATACTCATTTAGGATACCTCGCTTGTAGTGGTTCTGCAAAAGTAGCGGCTTGGTCTGCAATACGTTGCATATCCCATTTAGCACAGAACTTCATAAGACGTAATCCTACTTGATTAATATCTTTAGGTTCTACTTCTGCAATAGTAGTATTAATTATCTCTCTAATGTCTGCAGGTTGTGCAGTCAAGTCACATAGTACAACATTACGATTGTAATCATCTAGCACACGATGTTCGTCACCGTTATGATCAGTCCAACGCTGTAGCATCATATTGTTCCAGTTGTAGCCTTTAGTGTTCTTATCTTCGTATGCTTCGATAAGGCCTACTTTGTTCTTAGTGCCTTTCTTACGTACACCAGGGTACGCACTAAACACGTTATCACTAGTGTCGCCACGCATACACTTCTCAAATAACATATAGTCAGGCTGCGGTGCAGGCTTAATCTCTTGTGTCTTCTTCTCAATAACAGGCGTGCCGTCATCGTTAAAGTAGCCTTTGTCTGTAATAGTAACGTTAGCAATACCATTGTATTGTGTACAATTAGGACCTACTAGTTGTGCAAAGTCACCATCTGTACTAACAATAACACAATGATCATCAGGGTGTGATTGTACCCAACCAGCAATAAGATCATCTGCTTCTAGTTGCGGATGACGAATAACAGTACAGTTAGTCTTATCTTTCATAAAGTTTGTAAACTCGTCAAATATTTCAAAGAACGCTTTATCGTCTTCACTTTCAGACACAGTCATCTTATCGCGAGCAACTTTTCTATTACGCTTGTACGGTTCATAAAAGTCTTTACGCCAGCTACGACCTTCTAAACAAAACACAACGTGATCTGCATCAAAGTCTTGCCAAGCCTTCTTTACACTGTTAAGTGTAATATGCAAAGCCATTCCTACTTTAGTGTCAATGTCACCACGAACAACGTGCCTTGCACGGAAGAATGTGTTAAGTGTGTCTACTAATACATAAGTTGCCATATTATGAACACCCCGATATACATAATGAGAACAAGTCGCCATTCTGTACGAACGCAACAAGTAATGTAATGCCTAATAATTCTATCATAGTTTTGCCTTTGTGTTAATTATAGTACTATTGTAACACCAGATCTGGCTGTTGTCAAGCATTAAGATACTTCACTCTTGCCTTTGTCAATCGGAACAACATTAATATATCCTGCGCCTCGATCAGTGTCTAGTCCTTCTTGCTCTAACATTCCATATACAATGTCACGAAACCAACGATCTACAATTTCTTCTTCAGGATCGTTATCGACACCATATCCTTCTTTAACAAGTTTTTCAATAAAGTATTTGTTCCAGTCAAGTTCAAAGAATCCGTTACGAACATTTTCTTCGTTAATCTTAACATCAATAACATCTACCCACGGTTCTTTCTTGCGTGTGTGATAATCTTTAGGATCACGTTGTTTAAGAAGTTCCATCTTTTCAGATTCTACTTCTGCTTTCT